TTTGTTTATTGTTGCTAATTAAATCTACCATTTTATTGAATAGATTTTGAACAATCATTCTATCAGCAGGACTAAAGTTTGGTTTTTCTTCACCCATCTTATCTAAGATTTTGTGAATACGCTGTATCTGTGCCTTATTGGCAAGACCAGCACGAACCAACATATCAAACTTTGAATAGTCTGATTTTTCTTCTTCTAATAGAATGTTTTTAAAATCTTCTAATGATTTCATTCTTGTTCTATTGGTGTGTCCGCAGTATCTTGCACTTCAACTTCTTGTTGACCACCAAATAATGCTGTTGAGATTTCTTGCTTACGGGCATCTAATGCTTCAAAGGCACGAGCAGACAATAAATCTGCTAATGTTTCTTTTGCATCAGCAGCTTGTCCAGAAGCTAACTGATTAATAAATGTTTCTGTTGTCATAGTATTCTCCATTATTTCCTATTTATATTAAAAGCATACTTATTTACCGCATCATCCAACTGAGGAGTTAACGACTCCGTGCCGCTGCTTTCCTGAGTGTTGTCCTCGGCTTGACTTGTTGCGTCTGCGTTGGTTGCTTGGGCTGAGGTTTCTTCGCCATCAGCAAGAACGGGTTGGCTGCTTTCTTCTTCAATTTCTTTCTCCATTTCTTCAATATCTTCATCTGTCATACGAAGCACATTTTTCTTAACCCACTTACTAGAGTAATACTTACCAATAAATGGGTCTAACTGTGTTGCTGTTAATACACGCTCACGAATCAATTCTGCTTCACGCATTTCAACAAAGTTATTATCTTTCTTATAGTCGTAATAGATGGCTTCTTTAAATTCGTCCCATTCTTCTGTGGTACAAATTCCTTTGAGTGCTAATTGAACACGCAAAGCATCATCAAAAATACGAGAAAATTTATTACGCAAACGATTAATAAATTTATTAAATTTAACTTCATCACGAGTTACTTCAGTTGTTTTACCAATACCCATAATGCCTGCACCTTGTTGTGGGTCAAGGCGAGAAATTGGAACATTCAACGATTGCAATAACTTCTTTTGAAAATACTGAACATCTTCCATTTGGCCAAGGTTTTGACCAGCAGGAAGTGTAGTAATCTCAGTACCTTTACCGCCTTCACGGCGTGGTAACCAAAAATCTTCTAACATAGATAAATGTTTACGCTCATCACGAATTTCACCTGTGTTAGCATCATATACTAACTTGTTGCGATACTGTGTCATAATAGAACGCATATATTGTTCGGCTTTACCTTTTGGTAAATTACCAACATCAATATAAAATATACGGCGCTCAGGTGCTCGTGACAAACGATAGATTACAACAGCATCTTCAATCATGCGTAATTGATTGAGAGCTTTAATTGCTTTATGTAAATATGAAATTACAAATGTATTCTTTGCATCCATCAAACCAGAGTTTACATTAATAATGGACTCAGGCGCAATTCTTAGACCTTGGTTTGTAGATGCTGTAAATGATTGTGTTGCCGCACCACGGTCATTGTAAATATAATACTCAGCAATTGATTTAATAATCTGAGCACCAGTTTTTGAATCACGGTCTTTTTGAATCTCACGCACCTTACGAATCTTGCGTGGGTCAATATAACGAAGCTCTTGAATACCTTCTTTTGGTGCGGTATCATTTACAATTACATGATAGTAAATACGACCATCAATATACCAGCGTTTAAATAAGTCATCAGCAAGATTACTGAAGTTTAACATTTTTTGAATGTTATTAAATTCTTCAATAATCTTTTTCTTAATTGATTCAGGTTGTTTTAGATTATCTAAATTGATATCCATAACCTTGCCATCTGTATCATGTGTAATAGCTTCATTGACAATCTCATCAATTGCCATATCACATTCTGGATGGTTAGACATTTCACGATAACGAGTAATTAACTCTAACTCATTACGAATAGAACCCTCTAGGTCAACATATGTACCATAGTGAGCATTTTGAGTAATAGTAACCGCACCATCATCAATGGTCTCGGTTGGAAGCGAAAAAGAAGCTTGCTCAGGTTTCTCAACCTGAACAATATCCTTTTTACCTAGTGTAAAGCCAAAAAGAGTTACAGCCATATTATATCATCCTAAAAAGTAAAGAAGGACCGAAGTCCTTCTTCTTACACGACACCGGTTTCTACTGATTCCCACCATTGGTAGGACAGAGTTACGGTAAATTCTTCAATAGTATCGTTTGAACCCCAATCAACATCAATTGGTGAAAGGTCTGTTGGGAATGTACCTAAAAATCTATATTTTTTAAGTGGTTCACCAGCTTTAGAAAACTGTGTTACATCAGAATCAACTGTATAACTACCAGGTGTTTGTGCTAAAGGGTTGCGAACATTCAAACTATGACTGTTAATGCCATTCAACCAACGCTCAAAAGCATTGCGAACAACAAAATCTTCATCGTTAATGACCGTAATTACCCAATCCTGGAATGTGCGATTGCCTGCAAACTTTAGTTCACGACCAAAGTATTGAACAGGAACTACACCAACTGTTGATCCTGGTAATTGTGCTGTTTTACACATAAAAGTAAGTTTTGTTTGTGCATTTCCTGGTGAAGAAAAACCAGGAAACGGCATAGAAACTTCAAATAAATTTGGACGAGCACCATCGCCCACCATTTGGCTTCTAAATTCGTTTACTGAAAATGCCATTTAAATATCTCCTGTTTTTCTATTTATTAGAACCGGCCAACGATTTCTTCAAACGAAACACCTGTGCGAACAGCCACAAAGTTAAGTTGAATGAAGTTGACTGAACGAGCTGGTTTGATGTAGATATCGCCTACAAAACGATTGCTGTCAATGACTTCTGGTGTATTGTTTGTAGTATCGCAAACAACACGGAAATCAGTAATACCACGGCGACCTTGAACATCACGCAGGTATGGTTCTACTAAGTTTACAAACTGAGCACGAGTAAATTGGTCGTTAAATTCAAATAAGGTTGAACGAGCTGCACGAGCAATTGACTTCTCAAGCACAACAAAAAGACGGCGAACATTAATACGGTCAAATACGGAAGGACGATTTAACATTGTCTTATCGCCAAACAGAATTGTACCTTCACCTTGGAATGTTACAACTGGATTGATACCTTGAACATACAGGTTATCACGCTCAGCTTTAGTTGGATTATAAGCCAACTTAATAACATTCTTAATGATACCACGATTTAAACCGCCAGGTGAGAACCATGGGTCACGCTCAAGGTCTGTGCGAGCACAAACACCAGCTATGTCACCATTTAATGGCACATAACGATAAACATCATTGTATTTGTCATATTGATATTTGTAACCAGAATCCAATACAGCATAGGATGAACTTGTTAATCCTGCACGGAAAGAAAGAATACTTGTCGATTCTGAACCTGCATTGTTAACAACAGAAGCTCTGGTTGGAGACAAAAATACTAAACAATCTTTACGAGATTCAACAGTAGATATTAAACTTGCCGCTACTGTTGCATTTCCTGGTCCAGAAATAAGTAACGATACATCAACAACATCTGGATTAGCAAAGAATCCGTATGCAGTAATAATTTCAGAATTACCAATTGTACCATTTGCACCAGCACTCAATGATGAATACCATGCGTTGTTTAGGTTTGTATATGTTATTCCTGAAGCTGCAGTTCCCCAATTAGATGAACCAGGCTGATGTGCCATCCACCAAACGTATTGTGATTGTTCATTTAAAACCGTTTTATAAAAATTTGAAGATCCATCATTAGAAATTGCATCAGATGCTTTAGAAACAAAAGCATATTTTTCTAATACTGTGTTTGCAGTACCACTAAATTTACCATCTTCGTCAATAATGATAATGTGCATTTCATCACCACTACCACCTTTATCTGTTACATACGATGATGTGCTTGGAGCAACACCAAATTCGTCAGCATATTGCCATTTCTTTAAAATTGGTGTAGAATTGGCTACGTTAGCAGTAATTGCTGTTGCAACAATAATTGCGGTTGTGTTAACAGAAGCAACACGAATGTATGATGTTCCACCAGTAACAGAAATTAAATCGCCGGCAGCAATATTTGCAGCTGCATTTGCATTACCTTGAACATTAATTACGGTAGTACCAGATGTAACAGCATTAGTTCTTAATGAATCTGTAACTGATAAGTTAGCAGAAAAAGCCTGTGAAGAAGGGCAAATAGAAACACGCAACGAATTGCCTAAATCGCCAGCGCAACGAGCTGCAAACGGTCCATAAGTTGCGTTTGATGCGTTTTCGTGGTTATTTTCATAATCACTTTCATTTTCAATCAAAATACCAGATGCGTTAGCAGTGGCATTAAGAGTAGATGTCGTGTTAGCGGCACGAACAATTTTTAGATTATTTGAATATGCAAGAAAATTTGCAGTTGAGAACCAGTATTCATAATTTGTGCTGTCTGGCTTACCAAAACGGTCAACAAGAGTAACCTCGTCAGACACGGTAACCACTTCATTTACTGGACCCCAATTAAAATTTCCAGCAATACCACCGATTGAGGTGGCAACGGAAGGAACAATTGTGGTCAGGTCAATTTCTGATACATTTATTCCAGGTGATAGCTGAAATGCCATGGATTTCTCCTTAGTTTACGGGTCAATTTTTTCTTTATAGACTATTTAGTTTTTTAGAAAGTTGATACGGAATAGCCTGGAGGCAGGTGTGGTTTTTCTTTTTCTTCTTTCCAAATATCTCCGTCTTCCACAATAAGTTCATCTTCACCTCCATTCATTATGAATCCAAATGGAACCACTTCTTCCTCAATCTGTTTTATTCTTTCTTGGTACATTGCTTCACGAATATTAACATCACTCATTTCTCTAAAATACGGGTTAGTCGTTAGCCAACTAAACAAAACTAACGGCATGACCAAATCGTCATGGTAACCATCGTCTGCCTGATAACTATCTCTTACTTGAATAAAAGTAGAGATTTCAGATATTACATCAGCGTCAAACACTAGAAGTTTCTTTTCTTCTAACAAAGACTTAAATGTGAAACATCCAATTCGTTTAACTCTCTTGTCGGTATTTACACCCAACTGAGTTTTGCCACCACCAAAACCACCAGAAACTATTTGGCCTGTCTTGGTACTTCGGTTGACAAACACTAAATTACCATACTCTAATTCATTGTGAAGAATGTGAGCCACCTGTTCACTACTGTTTGTTTCAATCAACACATAAGCATCATTAAAATCTCTTGCTACTTTATGTATGATTGTTGGGTATAACATAGGAGCAATTTTATTATCTCGGTATTTACCCACTAGCTTATAAGGAACTTCGGTAATATCAATGATAACAAATGCCGAGTAATCTCCACCCACTCCTTTTGCCGTGTCAGCTACGATTATATAACTGTGTGGTTTTCTCACAAGCTTTTCTTCATCGTCCCTTTCCGCCTTGATTGGATACTCATATAGGTCGAGTCCGTCTTTTGAATAGACCGTAGGACAGGTCGACATATATTCAATCGTGGATGAGTCAATTAAAGTTAAACTTGACCCAAGGAACTTACAGAGAACCTCTTGGTTATATTTGAGTTCGCCAAGTTGCCGTCTTTGTTCTAATGCCCAAGCCTCATCTCTGCCGGGAATACGGCTATAAGGAATAAACATTGGAATAAAATCATTAACCTTATTCACAGCATCATTCCAAAACTTCCAAAAGTGGTTGTAACCAAGTGGTGTGGAAGTAATTAAAATCTTTGTTGTTTGACCAGCAGAGATAACTGGATAAACCGCAGTAAAGAATTGGTCTGCAATTGTATTTGGAATAATTGCAGCTTCGTCAATATACAATAAGTTAACAGACTTACCACGAATACCAGCTGCAGTTGTTGCCGCTGTAAACACAATAGAACCATTTTCTAATTCTACGTCACCTTTATTCCATGTTTTAACACCTTGTTGCATCCACAATGGCAAATATTCAAACATCAACTGATACCGGGACATAATCTCACGAGCAGTAGATGCTTTGTTTGCAAGAATAGCAACAGTTTTGGATTCTTGAAACAATGTATACCATAAAATGTATGCAGCCGCAACAGTAGTTTTACCTTGCTGACGACCTTCCATAATAATAACTTTACGATTATTATGAATCGTTTCTACTTTTTCTTTTTGGCAATCGTAAAGTTTGAACGGTTGAATACCATGGTCTAGTGTAACTATGTAACAATAGTTATCAATAAAATAAGTTGGATTCTCAACACACTTTGCTAACTCTAAAACTTCTTTTTCGGTATAAGATAAATCTATACCTGCACGTTTTAGACTTGCATTACCATTATAACCATTATTATTCATTCAATTATTTTGTAAAACTTCTTAACATCCAACCTTGTTTTTGATGTTGGTCTAAAATGTCTTGTAGAAAATTACCAACGGCTGGCTCATTTGCACCTTCAGCTGCGGCAATACCAGCACGCAAATGCATCATATATCTTTCGTTATCATTTTTTAGATTTGACAACATTGTTAATGCTGATGGAACGGTATCTGTTTCTTCAATATCAGATAGTTCTAACATTCTACTTAATGATACTGGTGCATATGAATTTAAGGCACGAATATGTTCTGCGATTGGGTCAACATTGGCAAAAACGCCAGTGTAAAAATTACCTAAAAAATCATGGTATTGTGCAAAATCAGGACCCTCAATGTTCCAATGGTATGAGTGTGCCTTAAAATACAACCCAAAGGTTGTACCTAAAATTGTTTTCATTTGTTCAATTAATTGTTCCATGGTATTATTTATTCTCTCTAATTTGTTTAAGTAATTCTGCGGTAGATCCAACAAATACTGCTTTTTCAACATTAATAGATTGATTGTTTATCTCAACTGGTCGTAAGCTTTGTTTTTGTTTTTGAATCTCTAACAAGTCTTTGTTCAAGTCACCTAATGTTTTAATAAAATTAGCGGCAACTTCATATGCTCGTGGGTGCTCAGATTCTTGTGCAACTAACAATAGATTATCTATGGCTGCACCACCTTTATCTAGTAAACCTTTAATGTTTTTTCTTGCTAAAGCTGCGTCAGTTTCCACTTCATCGGAGGCAATTACCTCTGTGGTTGGTTTGACCGCAGGCAAAACTTCTGGTTGTTCCATTGGTTCAATGTCAAAGATTTCAGATAAGTTGTCGTTCAATTTTTTCATATTAAAGTATCAGGCCATTCAGTAAATGTTTCTTCAAATCCATATACGCCATTTCCATTTGCATTTGCTGGATTAGGTGTTATTACAATTGCTACCGCTTTTGTTTGTGATTGAGATACAGTTGAAATGGTAAAAGTTGAATTGGAATAAACTCCAGTTACTTTATCATTTGCTTGAACTTTTTTATTCAAGTTTGTTAACACCAATGTACCGTCTGCGGTATTACTAAAGTATAATACTTTACCTGTTACACCTCGCTTTTCAACTATAATATCTTCACCTGTTGTATATACTCCAAAACCTGTTGCCATATTAACATATACTTTTTGTGCATCTAAATTAGTAGAATCAGTAAATATATTTGTATTGGCTTTAGTAATAAGTTTACTTGAATTATTAGCGGATACTGGAGGCCAGATATATGCCTTTGCAGTAAATGTAAGATTCCAAATAATTAAACGAGTGTTCATAAAGTCGCCTTCATAATCAACTTCAGGGCTTACTGAATTGAGAATAACAGGCATATCATACTTTTGATCCATTTGGCTAATGAAATCAATTGTTACTGTAAAATCTGGTGTAAAAAATGGCAGTATTTGTTCTAGTATCTGTGTACCATCTTCTGTGTTACGAACATAGATTGATAAGTTAAAATCAAAATTATATGGAACAGGTGCATACTGGCTTCTAAAAGAACCAGAACTAAACCCAAAGTTTTGTAGTGTAGATTGTTGTTTTCTTGTGGTGTCATATGTCATTCCAACCAAATCAAAACTCATGCGAGGTACAGTTGTTGCAATAGACTTTGTAAGATTTGGGTCAGACTGTAAACGAACTAAGTATTTTTCTTTTGCACCATATGATAAAGGTACTTTAGTAATTTCATATGCTGTTGACCCATCTTTTGAATAACGAGTCAAAAGAATATCATTAAACATAGAACCAAACGCAACAACAATTTTGCGAATCGTTCGGTTATAAAAGTGTGCATTACCTAACATTAAGCTTCACCAAATGGATTGTGTTCTGTAAAATCAATAATAGCATCTGATTCGGTTTCAATGCGATTATTATCTACAATATCTTCAAAGGCATTATCCATTGTTGAGGTGTCAGAAACAGTATTTAATCCCCAAGCCGCACTACTAGTTTTACCTCTTAATGTGCCAGTAGTAAATGTTCCTCTAACTCTATAAACATCAACGGAACTACCAGTTACATAGTTGTGAACAATAGCTTGTGCTGTTGCATTAGCATATGTGGCATCAGGACTTACAAATACAATCTCATCATTAACAAATGCACCTGAACCACCAGCGTTTAGTGTGAGGCGTGTGCGTGGGTATGCATCTCTGATTTGACCATCAATTTCAGCATTGCCTGTTTCAACAACTTCATTAGAAAATACAAACTGTTTTAATTTCAATGCATACACATAAACATTACCGCCACGACCACGACCTAATGTGTAATACATGGCCTGACCATTTTCATGCTCTACAAAGGTAATTTCAAAAAAGTTTTGTAACATAGGAATATAAATCAAATCGCCTTCATTTGGTCGAAGTTGATTTACAGTAAATGCAAACCTACGGCGAGAAACTAAAAGTGTTAAATCGTCTCGGATTTCAAGCCCAAATTTGGACATAAAATCACCTTCACCTTCCATACCAGTAACATCTTCAAGGTACATTTCAAGTGCAAAAGCCGAAGTATATGTTTTTAATGTATCTTCACCATACAATAAATCTACTGAATCACGAGAACTTCTTGGCATATAGTAAATGTCCATGCCATAGATTTGCATGGCCTCAATGACAAGGTCTTCCACCAGCAATTGCTCGCTGGTAATTTGATTTAATGGAAATGGATTAAAGTAAAAGTTGGTAGGCATTCATTATCAACCCATCATTATCTCGCCAGGCAATACATTGATAATTTGCATTTCTTCTTCAAGTTTTTCAATTTCTTCACGAGCTTCAGTCATAATGCGAACACCATCAAGTGTTACACCACCAGGCATTTGTATACCAGCGAATTTACTAAGATTATTACCCCATTGAAGTTTAATCAATGCAGTAGTATATTTCTTTAAGAATCTATCATTCCAAACATCTGAATATCCAGCAGCAGTCATTGTTGCACCAGCTTGTGTTGTTGTAAATGGGCCACGAACTGTGATAGATGTTGGTGAATTAATTTTATCAATCTGTAATGTTTCTGTACCAAAGGTAACAAAATCATTTTCTAACAATTGTTGGTCAAATATTGTACCTGTTCCAACTACTGTATTTGCATTAGCTGTTGTTGCACAAGTGCCAGTTAAAGTAATTGTTTGTGGGTTTAATGTGCGATAACATTCAATAACAACATATTGGCCAGGTTGAACATCTCTTGTCCAATCTATATCAAGGAATACTTTGTTTTGTTTGCGATTAAATCTAAATTGTGGTGTGCCGGAAAATAGCAGTTGTAAAGTTCTTATGTGTTGCATTGTAATTTCATAAGACACATAACTTACTGAGGTAAAGTCATAGAGGTCATTTAAGCGTAACTGATAACGCAAATCAAACATATTAATAGAAGCATTAGAATCATCAAACGGAAACACACCTGTTACAAATGTAACCGCATCTGGTGCATAAATCCAACGGCGATTAATATCTTCAGCCGTAAGTTGGTGCTTCATAAAGATTTTTTCAGTACCATCAAAATGATAATCTTCAAAGAAGCTAAAGGCCTCATCAATACGGTCATCTACTTGGTCATCATCCACGTTAATTTCAATGACAGGTTTACCAAGTTTTCTTAAACAGTATTCTTTTAGTTCAGCACGAGTTGATGGTTTAGACATGGTGTTTTATTTATCCTAGTGCGATTGAGAGAGCCAACACATCACCAATTGTAACTCCACCACTATTTGCTTGAGCAAAAGCACTATTAGCATATATGCCTGCTGAGTTAGCGGCAGCAAATGCAGATGTTATAGAAGTGTTTTGTGTTAGATTTACACCAGCAGAATTATTAGCAGTTGCAAATGCTGAATTGGCATAAGAACCGGCAGCTGCAGCACCTGAAGCTGAATTAGCAGCTGAAAATGCAGAGTTAGCATACGCAGCGGCAGAATTAGCGGTTGTAAATCCTGAATTAGCATAAGAAGCGGCTGAGTTTGCTACATTACTTGGCGTATTGGCAGTTATAAATGATGAGTTTGCATAAACACCAGCGGAATTGGCAGAAACAAATGCTGAGTTAGCGTAACTAGCAGCAGAATTTGCTACATTACTTGGTGTATTTGCTTGTAAGAAAGCAGCATTAGCTGCGGTAAATGCAGCTGTAATGCTAGCATTTTGTGTAGTATCAGTTGCTGTAGCTGCATTGGCAGCTGCAAAAGCACTATTAGCATAAGTGCCAGCATTTGTAATATTGGTATTTTGAGTTGTATCAATACCTAAACTATTGTTAGCAACTATAAAAGCAGAATTGGCATAACTAGCGGCACTATTCGCTACATGAGTTGGAGTATTAGCAACTAAGAAAGCCGCATTAGCATATGTTCCAGCATTTGTAATGTTGGTGTTTTGTGTTAAATCAACACCATTAATTAAATTTGCAGAAGCAAAAGCTGCATTAGCATAAGATTCTGCTGAATCAGCTGCAATGAATATTGCACCATTACCATTATTTGCTGCCCATTTACCAGAGGTTTCAATCCATAAAAACGAAGAATTTGGTTGAGCGCCACGGTCAACTTCAATACCAGCATTAACTGCTGGTTGTGCTGCTTGGTCGATTGCGGCATTAACTGTAATAATATTATCTGCAATTAAAACTGTTCTTGTATTGGTGTAAGTTGTATTACCAGTTACAGTTAAATTACCAGTTATTGAAATATCACCAGTAATTGAACCGCCAGTATTTGCATTTAATGAATTGTTTGCTCTTGTGTAAGCAGAATTGGCATATGTACCAGCATTTGTAATATTCGTATTCTGTGTTAAATCAATACCAAGGCTGTTGTTAGCAGCTATAAAAGCACTATTAGCGTAACTTGCGCTAGAATTAGCTACTGCAAATCCTGAATTAGCGTAACTAGCAGCACTATTTGCTACATGAGTTGGAGTATTGGCAGTTGTAAACGCTGAGTTGGCATATGTACCAGCATTTGTTATATTAGTGTTTTGTGTAGCATCAATACCCACACCGTTATTAGCTACAGCAAATGCAGAGTTAGCATAAGATGCAGCCGAGTTAGATACGGCAAAACCAGAATTAGCATAACTGGCCGCTGAATTGGCAACATGACTTGGGGTATTGGCAGCTAAGAAAGCAGTATTAGCATATGCTATAATTTCAATATCACCATCATAAACAGCATCAGCGTAGATACTACCTTTTACACCAACACCACCGGTAATTGTTACAGTACCAGTTGAGTTGGATGTAGCAGGTAAACCTGAAGTGCTTGAACTTCTTACATTAAAAACTTCTGTTGCACCATTAGAAACAACAAGGTTTGCACCAGCAATTACAAGATTACCAGAAATTGTTCCGCCAGTATTTGCATTGATACTATTATTGGCTCTAGTGAAAGCACCATTAGCGTATGATGCAGCTGAATTTGCTACATGACTTGGAGTATTAGCAACTAAGAAAGCGGAGTTAGCGTAAGTACCAGCATTTGTTATGTTGGTGTTTTGAGTTAGATTTACACCAGCAGAATTGTTTGCAGCTAAAAATGCTGAATTGGCATATAAAGATGCTGAGTTAGCAACGGCAAATCCACTATTTGCATAACTGGCTGCTGAATTGGCAACACCAAATGCAGAGTTACTATAAGAACCAGCAGCTGCAGAAGTGTTAGCAGTTGCAAAAGCAGAGTTAGCATATGACTGTGCCGAGTTAGCGGTGGCATATGCAGAGTTGGCATAAGAACCAGCAGTATTACTTGAATTTTCTCTAGCTAAAGCAAAGCCACCAGCAGTCGATCCATCATGGACAACTATTGTTTTCTTATCGGTATCTACGGTAATCTCAGCAGTAGCACCTGTAAATGTGCTGGTCTGTGCTGTATTACCTCGTCTAAATTGAACTTGTGTTGACATAATAGTTATTTATAGTTGTTCCAAATTAAGCTAAAGATCCGTAATCAATTGAATAGTAAGTTGGATCATTAACAAATCCATAATCCACGGTTAATCCTTGAAGGCCTGGAGTACCAGCAAAAGTGATTGTTTTAGTTGTAGCGTTTGCATAAACAACAGTACCGTTTTCACCCACAAAATTAACTTGAGCATTGGCCGTTGTGGCGTTAGCAAACGTATTGTTATTTGCGGTGTATATAATACCAAAACCAAAGTCTGTCGTGCCACCACCGCCAGTATTTGCTTGATTGAAAGCCGCATTTGCATGAATAAAGGCAGCATTAGCTTGGCCTCTTGCAAAAGTATCAGTTGTTCCAGCACTGCCAGCATTAGCGGTAAATTGTTTTGAACCATCTGCAAACTGAATAAAACCACCAGTATTAGCTACAAAGGTGTTTGCATATATTGTATTTGCGCCTGCAATTGTGCCGCCAGTTCCAGTACCAGTTGTGATACTGTTAACAGTTAGAGCCGCTGTAATTGCACTTAAATTGTTTGTAATGGAAATATTTGCAACAGATATATTTCCGGCACCTGTCATAGTCAGGTTGCCACTAATTGTTAAATTGCCTGTTATTGTTCCACCAGTATTTGCATTAATACTGTTATTTGCTCGAGTGAAAGCACCATTAGCATATGAGGCCGCACTATTAGCCACATTACTTGGAGTGTTAGCTGCAAGAAATGATGAATTGGCATAACTAGCGGCACTATTCGCTACATGAGTTGGAGTATTAGCAACTAAGAAAGCCGCATTAGCATATGCACCTAAATCTCTACCACTAACATTAAGAGTAGTAGATACATTTAATGAACCGGAAGTTTTGTCAAATGAAAGACCAGCATTTGCACCAAGAGTGCCACTATCATTGAATTGAATTTCCTTATTAAGACCTGCTGGTCCCAAATAAGGATAATGAGTGGTGACTACACCAGCGGGAGTGGAATAGAAAAACTTTCCATCACGACTGTTGATGGAAATTTCACCATTAGCTAGCGATGATGGAACATTGCCAGTTAATGTCGAGTGTTTAAGTTGTATTACTGTATTTGCCATTAAAATGTACCGCCAGCCTCAACCCTTACTTTATTGGTTTCAGTAGCAGAAATTTCAACAGGCTTTTCTTCAGTTTTTACAGTAGGTTTTTTAACAACTTTAGAGGCAATAGGAACTAATTTTTCTAATTCAAGAACACGAGATTTCATTTCTTGTATCTCTTTTTCTTTTGCTTCTAAGGTGTTTTTTATTTCACCAAGCTCTCTATCTTTTACTTCTAAACTACTTTTTGTTGTACCAAGTTCTCGCATGGTATCATTTAAAGCAGATTGAATTCTGGTTTTTTCTTGAACAATCGCATCATTATTTTCCGCTTGGATTTTATAATGTTGCGTTTGACCAATTTTTTCCAAAGCTTCTTGGTGTTTTACTGTAAGCTCATCAATTTTTGCCTGCATTTCTGCACGAACATTTGCTTCTTTTTCAAGCAATTTTAATCTTGCTTGCATCATAAAGTTCTGCTTAAGTATTACATCTAAATTCTCAAGCAGAACCTCTTGATACGCATTTGAAAACTCCACATTCATAATAACTCCTTTTCACGATAATAATTTAGAATGTTCCGCCTTGTAAATGAGAGAAGGTTGGAACACCAGAAGCATTAATTGTCAACACATGGCCTTCTGTTGCCGATGATGCCGTGCTAAATGCAGAAGTACCTTGACCTAACAAAACACCATTGTTTGTGAATGTACCAGCACCAGTACCGCCTCGTGCAACACCTAGTGTACCTGAAGTAATCGCAGCGGTATCAATTGCAATTGCAGTATTGTTTGCAGAACTAATACGACCATTTGCTTCAACTTTAAACGAAGCAACTGCCGATGCAGTACCGTGGTGAGCAGCAGTAATTGTTAAGTTGGTGAAATCGGTATTAGCAGCTGCAAATGCTGAGTTAGCATACACACCAGCCGATGTTGCTTTAACATCAGCAGTATTAGCAGATGAGAAAGCGGAGTTAGCATATACACCAGAACTATTTGCAGATGTGAAGGCAGAGTTGGCATATGAACCAGCCGATGTTGCTTTAGCGTCAGCTGTATTGGCAGCTGCAAAAGCGGAGTTGCCGTATACACCAGCTGAAGTGGCCTTAGTGTCTGCTGTGTTAGCTGCAAGGAATGCTGAATTGGCATAAACACCAGCAGATGTGCCAGTTGAACTAGCGGTATTAGCAGCTGCAAATGCAGAGTTACCATAGACACCTGCTGAGTTGGCAGTTGTAAATGCTGAATTTGCTTGTGTGAAGATTCTTGTTTGATTTGTTTCAACATCAATGCCGTTAATTGAAACTGCATATGAAGTTAAATTGGCAGTCAATGTGCCCGTGTTAGCAGCAGTTAATGATCCTGGAGCTAATACGTTTGAAGTTGGGTCAGTAGATAAATTTTGAAATAAGAAATAATTTGCACCAGCTTGTCTAACAAGACCAGTATACTTTACACCACTACCAGGATTATATGCACCGTAAATACCAATATCAACTGTATCACCAGCAGTATTGTTATTAGCAAGACGAATTAATGAATCTTGTGTGGTGATTGTTTGTGTATTAACATAAGTTGTATTACCTTGAACTGTTAAGTTACCAGTAATAACCAAGTCAGCGGTAATCGTACCGCCTGTGTTTGCATTGATACTGTTATTAGCACGAGTAAATGCAGAGTTAGCCGATGTGAAAGCTGCATTAGCATAACTAGCAGCTGAATTTGCAACATGAGTTGGAGTATTAGCAGTTAGAAATGCTGAGTTGGCATACGAACCAGCAGAAACGGCTTTAGCATCAGCAGTATTAGCAGTTGCAAATGCAGAATTACCATATACACCAGCTGAAACGGCTTTAGCATCAGCAGTATTAGCAGTTGTAAATGCCGAGTTACCATAAGATCCAGCTGAAACGGCTTTAGCATCTGCCGTATTAGCCGCAGTAAAGCCAGAGTTTGCATAAGCACCTGCCGAATTTGCAGTAGCAAATGCTGAGTTAGCATATGAACCTGCGGTAGCTGCACCAGCGTTATTATTAGAAGATGCAAAAGCCGAATTAGCATAAGAAGCCGCACTATTGGCAGTATCAAACGCTACGTTAGTTTTTGTGAATATTAGACCTTGTTGGTCTGTGAAAAATTTACCACCAATGGTGAGGACATTATTTGCTGTGTCACCAATGAATAATTTTTGTGATGTATTTGAATACGCCGCCTCACCAACATTAAGTGATACTGGTGCTGACGTTACGTCAGAAAATTTTAGTTGAATTACTGTATTTGCCATTTTTTAGTTATCCTCTATTGGGTAAGGCTCTTTATTCGCTATTTATGTTTTGCGGTAGTTAGAAACTACCACCTTTAATTGTTTGTATTCCTATTTCTCCAACATATCTGTAGCCTGTAACATAGACAACTTTAGCGGATGTTAGTGTGGCTGGAATTGTGCCACCAATGAAATTTAATACACCTGATTGATAATCAAAGAACCACTCACCTACACCACCAATACCAGAATCAAACATTTGTGTTCCAGTTGATACAGGATTTGCTGCTCCTGAAGTGTCAGCATAGACTGCCACAAAGTATGTTGAACCAAACTCTGGTGGAATCCAATCGGTTAGATTAGTTTTCCAAGTTGGAAAAACGCTACTGATAGCAGTTGATGTTGTGTCTGCGGTACATTGAACAGCCGAAGTTGTTTGGTATGCTTCAACAATACCAGTAACGGCCGCAGCAGTTCCAGGTATGCTTGATGCCTGTGTCCAAATTTTGTCACCACGATTAATTGCAGGACTAGCAATAGATTCATTACTTGCACCCTTATTAACAGGTGTGTCTGTCTTAGCAACACCAAAGAGCTTTTTGTATAGTAGGTCGACTTTTGCGGAATCTAAAATTGCCATTTAATTATTCGCTGTTTGTAATGAAAGTGCAGTAATAGTCTGACCAGCCAACAATTTAATTCTTACATAAACTTCATTACCTGTGGAATTAGATGTTGATACTGTACCGAATGTGCAAGTCTTTCTGTGTGTTGTAACTGCTGTATTTGCAGTAATTGTTCCACCCAAAGCACAACCATTGCTACCATTACCTGGAGCATTAGCACCTGGAATTCCAGAGCCTGCATATGCAGTAGTCATGGACAACCAGCCATTCAACGAAGAAGTGGAATCAATTACAGTTCCTGGTGCGGCTACCCAAACACCAGCAGTATTACCTGTAAATTGAATATCAAATTTGGACAAAGATGTTCTAACAAATTTGAATGTAAAATATTGTGGACCTGAGCGGCCTGAACTTAAATTTGGACCAACAGGCAAGTAACCTGTGGAGTAATTTGTTATATCATGTTTTAATGTAGCGGCAACTACTGTGGCATCATATGCTTCCAATGTACCAGAGGTCGAGTTAAATGCTGATGCACCATTCGCATATGCAGGATTATCCGTTGAACCAGGATTGACGATACGAAACGCCGCTGTTGATCCGGTACCAACTGTTGAGCCAAAGAATAGATTATCTTCACCGCCAATTACAGTATTGGAACTTGTATTGCCTGTTTTGTATTGAATAGTAACACCTGGAGTTACTGATAATGTGCCTGCGGTATAACTGTTTTGACCAGTTACAACAACGCCTGTAGCACTATTACTAAAACCTGAAACAATTGCTGATGTTAAGTTGACTGTTGCTTGACCACTTGAAACATAAAGATTTCTTACAAGTGGTGTTGTGATGCCTGCTTGTGCATACGTTACGCCAGCGTTGGCACCAAATGCACCACCAGCTGCAGAGGCAACAAATGTATCACTAGTTGGATACATATCGCCACTTAACTTAGAGATATTAAATCCAAGATTGAATAATGTGGCACTTGTATAGTGTGGAATTGTAGATGAGTTGGAGTATGCAGCTGAGTTAACTGTCAAACTTCCGTTATTAATAGTAACAGTACCTGGCGCACTATCATCATAATACCAGAATGGAGTATTGGTAGAAGAAGCGCCACTATGAGTAATGTATAATTCGTTCCAACCATTTGATACGGTGCCGTTGGCACTACAATCAAAACTTCTCCAGAAGCCTTGTGCAGTACCTACAATCTTAGAACCATAATCAACGCTATCAGAAATAACTAATGAGTGACCACCACTTGTGTATGTACCATTGGCACTTGAAGATGTAAATGTGTAGGCAACGGTGTTTGCACCATTGACATATAATGATAAAGTACCACTATCACCTGGACCTTGGTCTGGAATAGTTGGCGTAATTGAATATGTTGCAGCTCGTCTTGTATTTGTAACTGTTGTGCCAGCAGCAACACCACGACTACTTGATGTTCTATCTGTCTGACTGAAGTTTGTCATTCTGTAAGAAGATACAGAAGCAATAGAAATAGTATTAGAAGATGGGAAAGCAGGTGGGCCAGGTGGAACTAATTTACCTAACACATTATTAATTAATGCCAAACCATCAGTTACTTTTGTTGTTGTTGTAAGTGTTACTGCATTACTTACTAAAAGACCAACTGTGTTTGAACCAAGGTTTATTGTGTTACCTGATACTGTACCGCCTGCATTATTAGCAGCAGTAAAGGCCGCATTAGCCTGAATAAAGGCTGCGTTAGCATATGATGCTGCTGAGTTAGCAACATAGTTTGGTGTATTGGCTTTTAAGAAAGCTGCATTAGCATAAGTTTCTGCCGAATCAGCCGCAATATAGAATGACCCATTCCCATTGTTTGCAGACCACTTACCAGCAGATTCAACCCAAATAAACTGTGCATTTGGTTGAGCGCCTCTATCAACTTCAATACCAGCATTTACTACTGGTTGTCCAGATTGACTAATAGCTGCATTGAGTGTTAGAATGTTATCAGCAATTAATACAGTCTGCGTATTTGCGTAGGTTGTAGTACCAACAACAGTCAAGTTGCCAGTAATGTTTACATCTTTTAATCCAGAAATTGTTCCGCTTGCTGGTAAAGTTAATGTGCCATCTTCACCAAATGTCCATGTCTGTGATGTTCCTTTAGTATTGGCTCTAATACTAACACTTGTATTAGCGTATAACTCAGCAGTAACCGCACCGATAAACAATGCAGTAGAATCATCATTAGTAGTTGTTAGATATGCGGTGTTGGAACCGTAAGTAGTAAAATCTAGTTTAGAATTTCCTAATCCACTAATTGGTCCTGTAATTGTACCACCAGATAAACTTAATTTTGTGTTAGCTGCAATAAAGGCAGCATTAGCATAACTTGCAGCTGAATTAGCAACATTACTAGGAGTATTGGCTTGTAAGAAAGCCGCATTAGCCTGATTGAACGCAGAGTTTGCCTGTGTTCTTACCCAAGTATCTGAAGCATTGTTAGCAGCAGTAAAGGCCGCATTAGCTTGAATAAAGGCAGCGTTTGCTTGGTTGCGAACCCAACTATCTGAAGCATTGTTAGCA